GGGTCGCTTTTATGCCGCAGTGGCGGAACAGGCAGACGCCCGGGACTTAAAATCCCGTGGGTAGAAATACCCGTACCGGTTCGATTCCGGTCTGCGGCAGTTTGAAATATGGCTTAAATCCTTGATTTGTAAGGGTTTAAGCCTTTTTTATTGCTATCAAATGTATATCGTTTTATTCGTTTTTAAATGTCTAATATTGGTCTAAAAATGCCTTTAAAAAGTAAAATGTCTAATAAATGTCTAATGAAATGTCTAAGAAAATTACAGTGAAAATTCATTTGAAACAGCCGTTTGAGCATCCTCTTTTTCTTCAAGAATATGACTATAAATATCTAATACCATCTTCTCTGAATCCCCTAATAATTTAGCAATCATTTTAGTTGACAGTGTAGGTACCTGATAGCAAAGGCGAGTACAATAGTTGTGCCTGAAGATATGCGCTGTCAGTCCTTCAGATGTCGGATCTAGTGCTTCAATCTTTGCTCTGATAGACTTCCACATATCTTTATACTGATGAAGTTTGTAAGGTGTACCGTCTTCTCTTTCAAAGAGATAGTACTTACAGCTCTTTAAGTATTCTTGCAGAAATTCTTTTAAATCAGGTGTGAGAGGAACACTGCGGTTACCCCTGTGGCTCTTTGTACCTTTAATGTAGGATTTATTGCCGTCAAACGCTAAAGCCTTATTTACGCTTAAATTAGAGCCTTCCAAGTCTATGTCTGATACAGTCAATGCCAACACTTCTTCGCGCCTTAATCCGCAGGTATAAAGTATATAGACAAGACATTTCTCTGTATCAGTGAAATGTGCTTCCTTTATAGCAGATACTTCAGATTTTGTAAGTGGTCTTCTTTCCTTTGCCTTATACTTAGGAAGCAGCAGGCCGTCACAAAGTATAAGATAGGAACCTTGAGTAAGTATAGAGTCCTTTATGGCCGACTTTATAATCTGCTTAAATGTAAGAGCAATCTTTTGACAAGTTCTAGGCTTGTCAGCATTATCATTGAGCAAGTTTTGTATGTGATGCCTTGTGATACTTTGGACTTTTATAATTCTGAAATCAGAAAAGTACTTATTGATTATAGTTTCATACATCTTGTAAGTAGCAAGCTCTTTTGTAGCCTTAAATGCATCAAGCCATATGAGGGCATAATCATAAAAAGTATCATTCGCTTGCGGAGTAAACTCTGCATTCTGAACTTTTAGATTAAATTCATTTACTTTCTTTTCAAGGTCTGCACTTGATTTTTTAGATATAAGGTTGATTCGGTGCTTGGATCCGTCAGGATTATAAGTACCGTCCCAGACTTTCGCTCTGAAATATCCGTCTTTTCCTTTACTGTATTTTGCTTTTGCCATATATGTACCTCCTTAAATTTGGGTATAAAAATAACACCTGTTGCAAGGTGCTACTATGCGTGGTACAATATAACTTGTCTAGGGATATATTGCTTGCAGGCAGAAGCTTGCAACGGTATGTTTGGCCACTTGGTATTAGCGTACCGGGTGGCTTTTTTATATAGTTAAACTTGTTCTAAAATTGAACAAGTTGGAAAAATCAGTTGTTTCCAAAATGGAAACAGGTTAAATCCAAATATTTTAGGCCTGCAAAAACCTTAAATTTTGACATACTAGAGCACATATAGTAGAATACGTGAAAAGATAACTTGGGAAGGAGAAACGCTGGGTCCCAGAATGGGGTAGCTGATTCACATCAGTGAGTATTCCTATGCGCCTGGGGTTATCTTTTTTGTTTAAAAAATTTACAGGGTTAGGTATTATCGGATATCCAACCCTCTAAGCTCTAGCTTCACTTTCAAACCGATCGCAGTCGAGCTTTTCAAAATCTCTTCTCAGTATGTGCAGTATTTTCTCATGTATTTGATAACATCATCCACTCTCTCGATAAAATCTCCCACACTCCCATCAATAATATCCCATTTGTATAAGGATTTTAAAACTTGCATATAATGCTTTCTTCCCTGAAGTTTGATTTTACCAAGTGGATAATGGTTAAAATAAGTCTCAATACTCCCATTTGACAATCTGTGCAAAACAATTTTTGAATTTTCATAATCGGTTAGTTTGGAGTGAAACGTTGAAAAATATAATTCTTCATCCTCGTTCCATATAAACTCCTTTGTTGTGCTTTGTCTAATTCTATACATCATATTGAACTTACGGAACCCCTTTTATCTAAATTTTTCTTTATATCCATCAATTCCTTAGGATATACAACTTGATATTGACTACAGTCAGGAATTAACAATTCTGCTGCAAAAAGATTAGCTTCACGCTCTACCCACGAAGTAAGTAGTAGAGTGTGATTTTTTATAAATGCGCATTCTTTGGTTCTGTGCAAAAAAGCATGTCCTAATTCATGCAAGACCACCACCCTAAACATATCTGTATCCAATAGGTCCTCATTTATAAATATCCATTTCTTGCGTTTTATCAATTTATAAAACCCTGATAGTTCGCCTAATGGGCATATAGCTATTCCTATTCCGGCAAACTTTGCAATTCGGATTGGATCTCTGCTTCCTGTCATTCTTTCATAGTGTGCAATAATCGATTTAATTTTCTTGCGTGTCCTAGTATCCAATTCCCTCACCCTTTATTTTTGTTAGGATTATATTTTACCTTGTTTTCTTTTTTAGTTTCTGTAAGAGCGTACTCCAAAGCATTGCGAAGAAGTGCCTTGGAAGTTTCACTAAGCTCTTGGCCGTTGTACATGAGAGGACTGTCAGTTCCGCTCTCAAGCTGCTCCATCATCTCATCGAGGCTTTTTGCTATGTCTTTGTGGTCTGAGGGAGATAGGGTGTCATCGTCATACCCCATTAACCAAAATATGGGCACATTTAAGGCTTCAGAAAGCTTTTCCACAGCTTGCTGCTTTGGATAATATCTTCCTGATAAGTATGAGCTTAATGCTCCCTTATTTATACCTGTGATTTCACAGAGTTGAGTTTGGCTGTAACCGGAGTTCTCAACGGCTTTTCTTAACCTCTTTGTTCGCTCGTCCATTTGTGTTCCTCCTTATATAATGCATTATAGCACATTTTTTAGTTATGTAAATATTTTTTTTAGAAAAGTAAAAATTTTGATTGACAAGAAAACGCGTGAGGGTTATAATTTAGAAAACTAAACAAAAAGGAGGCTATAAAATGGACTATGACTACAGCAAGCTTATGGGGAAAATCAAGGAAAAGTACAAAACCCAAGCTGCATTTGCTAAAGAGATGGGCATGGGAGAGTCAACATTAAACCTTAAGCTTAATAATAAAGCTGAATGGTCACAAAATGAGATGAAGATGGCAATGTATTATTTGGAAGTCAGCACAGACTTAATTGAAGACTATTTTTTTTCACATAAAAGTTTAGAAAACTAAACAAAGAAAAGGGAGGTGATTTTATAAAAATAGAAAAGTGGTGCAACCATGAGATAAGGTTCGTAGAGATTAACAGAGAATGGTGGGCGGTGGCTTCAGATGTGTGCGAAGCTTTAGGCTTAAAACAGGTAACTAGGGCATTGAGAACATGTAAAGCTGGGGTTACTAAATGTAAGGTCAGCTCCGGTGGCGAAATGAGAGAGGTAAACATAATCAACGAAAAAGCAATTTATAAATTAGCTTTTAAGAGCCGAAAAAAGGAAGCTGAGGACTTTCAAGACTGGGTTGTTGATATTGTAAAAGAACTTCGCAAAGCATCCGGATATGAGGGCTTTGAAATATTCCGAATGCTTGACAAGGAACATCAAAAGGAAATGATGAAAAGGCTTCAGGAAGGACTTAAAAAGCCTGCAAGGGTTGACTTTATCAAGGCTAATACGATAGCGAATAAAGCCGTATCGCTTAAACATGGCTATCCAAAGATGATAAAGAAAGCCACCATGACACCTGAAATGTTGAAAGACAGAGAGCCGATACTTGCGGATACGGTAGAGCTGATGGCAGTAAAGGACAAGTACGGCTTGGATGTGTCAGTAAGCGATACGATTTATAAGAAAAATGAAGCAAGTTAAAAGGAGAAAAGCATGGGGGCATACAAATACTTAAGACCTATCACTAAAGAAGAGCTTAGCGAAATACTTGCCCTGAGGGAGCAGGGGCTCACCAATGCAGAGATAGGTAAAAGACTTGGAAGAAGTGAGGCAACAATACAAAGTAAGCTTTGGCAGTATAAACACGGCCGTATAAAGGACGATAAAAGAGTTATGAAGCCGTGGACAATAAAGGAACTGCACATAATCAAAGACATTATTGATGGAGGCGGAACTATTAGGGAAGCTGGCGACAGGCTCGACCGTAAATACTCTACCGTGTACAGAAAAATCTCAACTATGGGTAAAGATTTCTATGACGAAAGCACTTATTACAAGTATGGGCAGGAGGAGTAGTATGGAGTTTCCAAGACAAATTATGAAAATGTCAGAACTTAAAAATATGGGCTTTCCTATACCGCTACTGATGGAAGCTTACAGGGATCCAAAGCAGAATTTCGCCACTAAGATAGACCCGGCTAAACCAAACTCAAAGATTATCTTTGATACAGCGGGCTTTGATAAGTGGATTGCTAAACGAATTAAGCTACAGACTGCTGAATTTGCGAGTCAAAGGAGAAGGCCTGCAAGATGGCAGTGGAAAATGATAAGAGAGGTAGGATAAATGAAAAAGGAGCTAAAAGAGGTTTTAAACAACAATTTTGAGAATATGGACCTTAAGGGGTGGAACTTTGAAGGGCAAAACCTGACAGGAGCAAACTTTGCAGGGGCAAACCTTGAGGGAGCTTGCTTTATAGATGCAGTTCTTGTCGGTACAAATTTTGAAGGTGCAAACTTAAAGAATACAGACTTCTCATGCGCGAATGCCTGGAGTGCAAACTTTAATGAGACAAATTGCCAGAACGCCTTATTTTTATCGGCAAACCTTACAGAAGCAAGCTTTGAAGGTGCGAATCTGGACGGTGCGTCATTCGTTCAGGCTAATCTGACTGAGGCAAACCTTCAGGATACGAACATTATCACAGCTGAGTTTGATAATACAGTTGGTATTTATCCAGTATGTCCCGATACAGGAAGCTTTACAGCGTGGACGATAGGAGAGGATTTCGAGGGTGAGGAGTGTTTGGTGGAAGTATATATCCCGGGATGGGTAAAAAGAAATTCAGGCACAACAAGAAAATGTAGAGCGGAGGCTTTAGTGGTCAAATCTTTAGAAAGGCTAAAAGATGGATGTAATCCGTATAAAGTATCACTTAGATTCAGAGATTATATTCTATCAATGGACAGGCTTACACAAGATAGCAATTTTGAAGTAGACAGATTTAAGACAAGTTCTGCAGATTTGTATTTCTGGATATCGAAAGAAGAAGCCTTGGCACATGCGAGGAAACGCATATGATAGTACATCACAATAATACAATTATACACATAGTTGACGGTCCTAAGCCTGCACTTAGGTATAAAGAGATCCACAAAGCGATACAGCCGGGCGATAAGTTTATGATGAAGTGCGAGCTTTTCATGAAAGAAAATGCCGTGCCTACGGATGTAATCTGCGAGGTCGAAGTTAAGAAAGTGTATCACAACTGGTGCGAATTAAAGGTTGTAGAGGAAAGAGAAGAAGTCGTTCACGGTAAGAAAAAGAAGAGAGATATCAGGATAAAAAGAGTGGAGCATAATATGTCAGCGAATATAGGGCAGATACTCATGGATAGTAGTCTAGGAGCGATACTCTGTAGTCCTGCATTGAGCAGGGTGCTTGAAAAGAAAACATTAAAAGAACTATTAGAAGACAAGGAACTGGGAAGAAAGCTTCTCAGCAAAGGAGGATTTAAATGTCTAATTTAAAAGAAAAAATTGTAGTAGCAGATGTATGGACAGGAAAGAAGTTAGAGAAAGATATAGCGGAATTTAAGAGCAGTCACGGCAAAGAGGTTGAAAAGCTAAAAAGAAAAGTTGCAGAGCTTGAGTATGATCTCGACAGTGTGGAAAGAGCTTTTTGGATAGGAGTCATAGGCTTAACAATATTTAACCTTGCAGTTGTAGCAATGTTTGTTTTTTAGGAAAAGGAGAAAATAGCATGGAGAAGTTTACAAAAGAGCAAATGAAAGAGTTTAGCAAGGCGATAGTGCCAGCAATTGAAATGATAAAGAGCGTTAAGAAAAACAGAGGAATGACAGGCCTTATAATTTTAAACATATCAGACGAATGGGCAGATGTGTATGGCAACAGCATGGATGACTGGAAGCTTACAAAAGCGCATGACGGTAAGTACAGAATAGAGAAAAAAGAGACGGAGCTGTTGTTTGACGAGGATGAGCAAAATGTGTGACATATGCGGTAAAAACCCCTGTGATGCAAGATGCCCGAATTGTGAAGAAAAGGGAATATATACATGCGTTGAGTGTGGTCAGTACATATATGAGGGTGAGCAATACTGGGACTCACAGGCAGGACCTATCTGTAAGGATTGCTTTGATGATATGGACAGAAGGGCGATATTGGAATTATGTGACGAAAAACTACAGGAGGCTAAGGAGGAAATAGAATGGATGAATTAACAGTAAAAGAAGGCGCATTGCCAGTTTCAGCTGATGTTTTTGCAAAAACAGAGAGTTTTCAGGAGCTTTTCAACATTGGAAAGATGTTTGCATCGTCTTCCCTTGTGCCACAAGCTTATCAGGGAAAAGCAATGGATTGTGCTATAGCGGTAGATATGGCCAACCGCATGGGATTAAGCCCTATGATGGTTATGCAAAACCTTTACGTTGTTAAGGGTAAACCGTCATGGAGTGGGCAGGCCTGCATGGGGATGCTCAAGAATGCAAAAGAATTTAAAGAAGTTAATCCCGTGTACTTTGGCGAAAAAGGCACAGATGATAGAGGTTGCCACATAAAAGCGGTGACAAAAGAAGGCGAGATAATAGAAGGTCCGGAAGTAACAATGAAGATGGCAAAGGCCGAAGGATGGATAAGCAATTCAAAGTGGAAGAATATGCCAGAGCAAATGCTTGGCTATCGTGCAGCGGCATTCTTTGCAAGGCTGTATATACCAAACCTGCTAATGGGTTGCTCCGTTGAGGGAGAGGCGGAGGATATTGCACCTGAAAGGCCTAAGGCTGTTGATCCATTCGCAAAAGAGGAGACGACAGATG